TAACCGTAGTGCATCACACCCCTGAGCCTCATCCTATTCATATCATAGGAGACTTTCTTCAAATAATCAAGAGGAACGTGATTGTAGATCATATCCTCCATAAGACCGGAGGAGTTGAGGTCATCAAGAAAAGTTAAAAGATTCTCGAGGGATTTGCAGATGGTGATCTTTGGCTTTAAGAAGTTACCAAAAAAGACAAATTCAATCACCTCGCGAGGGCAGTCGTTCAAGGCATAAAGGGAGGTAGGGTGTGAGATACAAGCTCTTTCTTGAACAAAGAGACCAGAGTACTTAAAAAACCCCACTTCCTTATAAAGATTGTACAGGTTGATGAAGTCATCCTTACTCAACCTATTCATATCTTTCTTTTTGGTGGTCTTAAAGCAGGTGTGGAGGAGGAGAGTAACAATCAGGTTGTAAGTTGAAGAAAGAATGTTAGCTTCGCCAGATTTGCTAGCTGCACTCCACCCCACATCAACAACCATTTCCAGCAGAGATTCAAGGACTTGAACTAGAGTTTTAATTGAGGGAGTAATGTCTTTTTCACTAGACTCAAGCTTACTACCGAGAGGCCGAAAGGTTTGGAAGTTACCAACAAGCAGTAACCTTGTAACCTTCTCCACCTCCCCCTCTTCGAGATTCTTAATAATGAGCTTAAGAAATGTACTACTAGACCCGCAGCTAAAGCTGGGACTAGCCCCCGATTTATAGACTAAATTGTACAAAGTAGTTTCTGAAACAACCCCTGCTTTGTAAAGGGTAAGGAAATGGTTTAAATTAGTACAATTAGACCTCCCGAGCTTATACAGAGAAGAAAGGTCCCATTTCTTAACATTTATACGTGAGAGGTCAAATTCATCCCCAACGAGGTTCTTAACTCTCTCAAAAACCACACGGTCCTGAAGCTCACGTCTAAAGGTATCCGCAGACAGGGATCCCAGAAGAGTTCTTACAAGGTCTTCGTAGCGGAGATGAGGAGAGAGAAGACAAGCTCTCAAAAGAGTGTTGCCATCTGAATACCCAAAGGCGTGGTGCTCACCTTTAGACAAAAACTTAGAGGGGTCTCGATAGGCATTCTTAAGAGCTTTGATGAAAGGATCGTCAACGAAAAGTTCAATAATCTCAATAGTGGGGTTTTGAAGCACCTCTCTCAAATAAAGCCGGGCTGACATTTTGAGGATGTCGGTGTCGGCATTGCCATTGCTGGCAATCTTTTTGCGAATAGCCGTGGACTTGGTGGACTTCCAAGCCCTTGTCAACTCCTCCTTGGAGGAGCTAGGGGATTCGGCGATCCTGGCCAGCTCATTGAGCTGTTCTGGGGTGTTTTTGGTTGTACAACGTTTGGTGATCTTTTTACGAGTTACCGTTGGGGTAGTAGTGGCCATTGGAGCACTATTAGTAATTGTGGACTGGGCTGTTAGAATTATTGATGTAAGGATCATTTCTTAATTTTGAGTTCGTGGTTACGATTTTTACGGCTGGACATCCAGTTACTCAGAATGCGCTCAAAGATCTGATACCACAGCTCTCGAGAACATTCCTCAGAACAGCAGTGTTCTACTGCAAACACAGACTTGTGCCTAGTCTTACGACCACAGACTCCACAGACTCCCGACTCTGGAGTCCACTTGTAAGTATCCCCCTCGAACTCTAGGGTTCGACCTTTGGGAAACAGCGTTTTATGCTGGGGTTTTTTGTGTGGCTTCACCCCTAGTACCTTTTTCTAAACTACAAGGGGAATTATACCATAGTATCTATTGTTTTTCAAGGGACTTCTTGAACTCCTCTCTTATTTCATTTTTTCTTTTGATCACTTCTTGGACCCCCCCATTGGCAGACAACTTCATCAGTCTTCTCAGGGTGACTGAGTAAGAGGGGTCCTCAAACAGCTCCTTCCACCACGTCAAAGCTTCGAAAACCTCTTCAGACACTTTAAGACTTTTGTAGGAATTACTACTCAACTTTGTCCATAGTTATGTTATACTAGTATTTTAACCTACAAATGAAGCCTCAGAAGAAAAACTGGCCCGAGGTACTGGTCTCTGCAGACTTCTTACAGAAGCGAGGGGATATCATTACTAACGTTATAAGACCTAAGTATAACCTCTTCAGCGTCTCAATGGATCACCCTGTTCTAGGCGAGGTGGTTGAGGTGTATCAATTAATCCCCCAACATCGTCTACTTTGTCTTAAGTCGATCTACCCTAAAGATATGCAAGATGAGGCTGAGTTGGAAGCGGCTAAAGACTACTATAATAGGTACCTCCTGGATAACGCTGATACGTATATCGAATACTTCAATAAAGAAGTAGGGTATTTTCTTTTATCCAAAAACGTAACTCAAGTCTAATTCTATCAGACCATGGGAGTAACATCTGTATCTCTTACCGAGGAGATGAAGTCCAGCTTCCTCTCCTATTCCTTAGCAATTTTTAACAGGTCGCTACCTGACTGCATTGATGGGCTTAAACTAGCCCAACGTAGGGTTATTTTGGGGCTTAGGGATTTAAATCTAAAACCCGAAGGGGCTTATAAGAAGGTTTCCCGTTTGGAAGGCCATGTGCTTGGGTCTTATCACCCCCAAGGGGGGTGTGCCTCTACTGCTGTTAATATGGGGCAAGCTGATGCATTTCGCTATCCTCTTACAGACATTCACGGTAACGTGGGCGGGAGTATTCAGACAGGTCCTGCTATGGGTCAATCCATCTCCGAAGACCCCCCAGCAGCGGCTCGGTACCTGGAGGTAAAAGGGACCTCCCTGGTGGAGCAGATGTTTGTCTCTCAGATCTCGCCCCACTATGGGGAATGGAGGGAGAATTATGACGGGTCTACAAGAGAGTTGGTTCGCATAGTTCCACCACTCCCTGCTCTGCTTATAAATGGGTCTCAGGGAATTGCGTCAGGTTATGCCTGCTATCACATCCCCTACAACATCACAGATGTTGTTAATGGAACCATAGCTTACATTAAAAATAAATCTATACTTCCCTCATCTTTAAGAGCTAAGTTTACAGGACCGCCGGACTTTGCCCAAGGAGGCAGGGTTGTTAAGGATCAGGGACTAATAGACGCCATGGATAAGGGCCAGGGGGCTGTGAAAGTGTATGGGACTTGGGAAGTTATTAAAGATGTTGCCTATGGGAAAAAAGCCAAAAGGGACATGGTTATTATTACGTCTCTGCCGTATAGTAGTTCAGAGAAGTTTCTCGAGAAAGTACACTCTCTCGTAGAAGCTGAGAAGCTTCAAGGAGTAGTAGATGCATCAGATCACTCTTCTAGAGACGGGATTAGGGTCCAACTGGTTCTCAAACCCGGAGCAGACGTGGATCATGTCATTTCTGCCCTGATCTCAGGGACTAATCTGTGCCATATCCACAATGTTAATGCTACAGCAGTTGTTAATAATGTTCCTGTGGTCCTAGGAGTCAAAAATATTATTGAAGAGTGGTACAAGATGCGTTGTACTTACTTAAAATCCAGGTATGCACACGAAGTTAGCGTTATAAACACTCAGATTGAGCGTTTTTCGGGCGTCGTAAAGGTCCTTGGGGACGTGGACAAGCTGGTGATGGTGTTGAAAAAGTCAAAAACTAGGGACTCAGCCTCCTCAGCCATCCAAAAAACCTGGAAATTAACCCCCCTTCAGGCAAAAGAAGTCCTAGACACCCCCCTCTCCCGTCTCGTAGCTACTGAAGTTGACCAGTTACGGGAGAAAATCGCCTCTCTAGAGTCAGAAAAGGCCAAATTGGAGGGTATTTTGTCAGATAATAACCTATTAGACCAAGAAATAATCGCTCAGGTCACTAGTTTTAAGGCTTTTTCTGGTTCCAGAAGGGCTAAATTTGACCAAGTTGACGTGAAAACAGTTGTTAGAGAGAAAACTCTGTCTCTTAAAGAACAAATCCTCAAGGAAGCCAAGGAGATGGGCATGGGGCGTCGTGAAATACAGGAATTCTTCAAAAATAGGGAAAAACACGGTAAATGGGAGGGGTATAAGGAGAAATGGCTTCTTGATAAACAACTTAGTACACGGGAGGGGAGAAAAGAAAGGAAACTTTATCTGTCTGATCTAAAAGCTAAGGCAGAACAATGTGGTATGAGTAAAAGAGGGGCTAAGGGGTGGAGTTCTTTTATAAAAGGTAGAGAGGACGACTCCCTTCCATCTATTCGCAAGGCCATTTTGGAATGGGAAGGCGTGGACAAAAAGAGATTAGGGAAATTAGTGTAAAGTACAGGATAATGAGATCAGATATTGGACCCATTACGACAGAGTGCGCTACTATTTGTAGGTATTTTTACCTACATTTGTATTATTGATAAAAATGTGCCTCAATGGCTTTATTTGAAGTTTATTGCCATTCCAGGCATCGCCTTGATGAGGTTGGTCTGGTGGGTGCGCCTCTACCCTAGACTGCAGTGGGATAGGTTTCAACTTTTCTTAAGGATGAGACGTAAACCTTCTGTCACAGGAGGGGTGGGGGTCAGCGAACGTCACCTTAAAATGGCGAAGCAATTGATGGAGGAGCTTCAGAATGGACAAACATCTTCAGGAAGAGATGATGGTGATTTACAATGAGCTTAAGTCTTCAGGGGTTACTTCAGTATCTGTCTCAGAGCTTGAGAGATTCACGGAGCTGTTCATTCTTTCCCTCCCTAGACTCGACGACTCCATGGTACGAGTGGAGCAGCTATGAAGAATGCTGCAGATCCCTTGGAATTACGCCTAGTGTTGGAAGGTTTACCCGGTATAATAGATACTATAAATCAGTACAAAACCCTTGGTCAGCATCTCGACCAAGATAATACCATCCTAGAAAACTCACTTAAATCAATGTCCCCCTATTGCGAATCCGAATCAGAAAAACAACTAGCTAAGTTTGGCGACAGGGTTAGTATTATAGTCGGGCTTTCTCTTGGGGGGAAGCTCGACGAGAAAGAGGCTTTTAACGAGATCAAAATCATGTACAAAGACTTGAAAAAACTTTACAAAAGGGGAGAAGAAAAAGAGTGAGCTAATGGTACAATGTTCAATAAACTCCCCTACTAAGATGAGAGTCATTCGTTACATATCTTCTGATATCTCCCAGGAGATCAGACCTTCTTCACTCCCTATTCTTAAATCAATGATTGAGAGACACGGGGGAAATTCTTTGTACCCGTTTAAAACCGAGAGGGACGGGAGGTATAGAGTCAAATACCAAAGTATGGGGGTTGATGTTGATGGAGATGTTATCGAATATCTAGAAGCGTACAGGCTGAATTTTACCCTTTCTCAGGTACTCCATCTTCTCGAAAAAGCTATGATTATTGTGAGCAATACCGAAGAAGGTATAGCCTATACTTTAGATAAGTTATTTGTCAATGATAAGTCTGGAAAAAGCTACAGAATCCCCCCTGGAACTTTGAAGTTCTTTTCCCAAAATCATATCTGCTTCTATACTGGGAAGAATTGGAGAAAAATAGTTCCTTGATTTATTAGGTATGGGTATTAAGTACCCTGGTAGACAGACACTAACCGTAGACTCTTATCTCCAATTACGCCCTGACGTTAAGGAGATGAGGGTTTATGATTTACAATTATCTACTGGGGATTTGTTGTACAGGTGCGGGGCTGGGGGAGTGGGGGTGACGAGGGAAAAACACATCCCTCACCTCCATGCCTTTATTCAGAAAAAGAACAGCATCTCTATCATACAGGAGATGTGGAGACAGGAGTTTAAGAGTGGGGATTGTGATAAGTCATATTATGCAGCTCGTTCTTTGTTCAACTCCAAGCGTCCAAGACTTACGACTTGGAATGATTGCGCCAGGCTTTACTGTTTATTGACGGCATCAGGCCACACCCACGTTTATCAAAACAAAGCTTTCTTTGCCTCTTATTTCCCCTACAGACTGGACCTGCCCCACCTCTCTAAGTATTCAGAGTTGTCGAGAGAGAGAAAGCTGGAGTTCGACACAACAGATATGTTCTCATTTAGAGAGCAAGAACTTGACAAAAATACTCTCATCTATATACACCTACCACATAGGTACGCGAAGTACGGCTTAGGGTATGTGTGGTCAAAACGCAAGATGTCAACTATTCAAAGGGTGTTTAACGAATTAAGCGACCTGGGGTATAGGATATGTGTATCTGCTCTTTATGAGAAAAGAGGTTACATAGTCCATCCAGACAACCTATTCTCTTCCTTTCATAGGGACATTGTTACTCATTGTGACGACCAGAAGTATGGTCTTACCAGAGTCACGTCAGAAATCTACTACACCAATTTTGTACTATGATGGGTCAACACTTTCTCCTAAACATTTATGATGTCGATCCCATTCTCCTTACAGAACATGAGGGGTTTGTGAGCTTCATTAGACCCACCCTCCGTGACTGTATGGCAGTTGTTGTTGAGGATTGTGTACACAAATTTGAACCTGGGGGGTATACGTATATCGCCCTATTATCTACATCTCACTTCTCTATACATACATGGCCTGAACATTCGTGTGCAGCATTGGATATGTTTACCTGTGGTGATATCCAAGTGGACGCTCTGAACCGCTATCTGTTGCAATACTTTGCACCTAAGAACTACGACCTTAAGAAACTCACAAGGTAGGGTGCTTGACAGGTCGTGGGAGAGGGGGGTAACGTAGCTGAGTAGTCAAATCACCACATGGCAGCAAAGCGTCCAAGTCTAACCACTCTCTCCTCCAAGCTACCTAAGTTCTCTAAGCCCAAGCTACCTAAGTTCTCTAAGCCCAAGATGACCTCCCAAGGCAGGTCAAAGAACACCAACCTTGCTCGCACTAGTTCCAATGTGAACAAAAAGAAAAAGTATCAGGGTCAGGGCAAATGAACAAAGTCAAGTCCTTTCTTAAGCGGATGTTCTCGTCTCGACCCATTCCTACCCCTGAGCCCGAGACAGAAACTCGTCAGGCCGAAGGTTGCCTTACTGTCATCCGAGGCAGCTATGAATTCCATGCAGGGGCTGTGGTTTTGATGAGGGTTGAGACCTCTGAAATGACTGAGGAGACTGTCTACTATCCAGAAGATGCTCAAGTTTTCTTTATAGACTTGACGTCGAGCCTGAGCAAAGGGAGGGACATCATCCTTCAAGTCAACAAACATCCTCAAACCTTGGGATTGAGGAAGAACGATCAAGGACAAGTCTCTATATGCCAGGTTGAGCTACTGGGGCGAGATTGATAAGAAAGGGGGTCCAAAGACCCCCTCTTTTTTTATGAACGTCTCGGGAGGGACTTGAACCCCCGACCGGCTGCTTAGAAGGCAGATGCTCTATCCAGCTGAGCTACCGAGACAACTCCGTTATCATACCATACCCGTCTTTGATGTGTCAACAACTCAACACACAAACCCTAAAGCCATCGTTAAATAGACCAGCAGCACTCTGCATCTAGCTAGTATTGCTAAGTACGCCACGCCCGAATCCGTGAAACTGACCCACAGGGAAGCTGCCGATGCTATCGCCAAGATATCTGTCATAGACCCCAGCCTTGCATCAGACTTACCAAGAAAAATCTCCATATTTATTGACCTAGTCTGTGAGTCAGAAGAAGGTATTGAACCTGTGAGTTTTGGAGCGATTGCCTACTTTCTTCAATTAACCCCTGCTGAGGTAAGGGAAACGGTATGGCTGAGCGAAGCAGGGGTGTTTGTTATTGTTGATAATCTGGTTTTGACAAAGTACAGGTACGACGAAATGAAGAGAAAATCGGTTAAGGATACTGAGGCGAGCAAATCTATGGTATAATGTCGCAAGAACTGCGGAAGTAGTTTAGTGGTAAAACCTCAGCCTTCCAAGCTGATGATGAGGGTTCGATTCCCTTCTTCCGCTTAGGAGACCTACGGTCTCCTTTGTTGTCTCCAACTCATTCGCGCCATGCAAGTCACAGCACTCCCAATTTCTGAGGATGCAAAGTCTATATTTATTGGACTTATGGACTCTGATAATCGGGTCGATCTAGAGATGGCGAAAGACGGTGAAGTTTTTATTGTGTCACACAATAGGAAATTCAACACTTGGACCCCTCTAAACGGCAGTGACTGGGAGGTAATTCTTCCCTCTATGGCTAAATTAGAAAAAGCTTAACCAAGGTTAAGCCAATTCTACGTATTATTGGTAAGTCCCAACTAGTGCCCCATAATGGGGATCTAATATTGCTTAGCCAAATAACTAAGCATGTTTTTGTTGACCAACAAGTTCCTCAGATGAGGTTTGTGAGACAGACCGGTTCTCCTGAAAAGAATTGCATCTTTGACCCACGACCCCCCTTATTTGGGGGTCATTATTACACCACACCACTATGTGGCCCCAAAATTGGTTCAATAACTCCGAACCCCCCCAACAGACTATGAATCATCAATTCCACTTACGGGACATTGTCCTTGCCGATCCTGAAGAAACCACTCCCAAATCCACCATGAAAACCCTCTACAAATTTACCCACGAAGGCAACGAAGTCTTTGGTACCCATATCGGTACTGACGGATCTAATAACTATGTCCTTGAGGTTAAAGGAGGTGGGGGGATTGTTGTCAAGGACCCTAAGGACATTGAAGAGGTGATTCCTTGGACCTTTGCAGTGAAGATCAATGGTAAAGAAACTCATTTCATGGGTCAACCGGATAAAGTTAAGAAAGGAGACTTCCTGCTGTATAATTGCAATGGGACCCCTGTTCTTTGTACGGTTACTGGGGTCGATACGAAGTGCAAGACTGCCAGGGAGAAGTTCAAAGGGCTGAGACTGGTTACCGAAACTCTTTGAAGTATAGGAGCCCAAGTGCTCCCTTTTGGAGGAATGGCAGAGCGGTTTAATGCACCCGCCTTGAAAGCGGGAGTCCTGCAAGGGACCGTGGGTTCAAATCCTACTTCCTCCGTTTTTTTATCATTGTTATGAACCATTCCGCACGTAGACTTAATGTGATCGCTGAGGCTCTGGGCTGCCAGAGTTATCTTGAGATCGGGGTTGCTGAGGGAGAGACTTTTCTTGATGTTAATGTCGAGAGGAAAACGGGGGTAGATCCTTATTTTTGCTTCAATTATAAGGCTTATGACGGAAAAGAAGGAGTAAGGTTATATCAAACTACCAGTGATGAATTCTTTAAGAATAGACCCTCTGAAGTCAAGTACTCCCTAATTTTTGTGGATGGGTTGCACACTTATGAACAGACTTACAGGGACATTATCAACTCTCTACTCCATAGCCGTTCAAATACTGTAATTTTGATTGACGACACCGTCCCTTGTGATGTCTTCTCAACCTCAAGATCTCCAGAAGACTGCATTAGGTTGAGGCAGAAATTTGGTACTTCTTTCAATGAGCAGTGGCACGGGGATACCTATAAAGTAGTCCCCCTCCTCCGTCTCTTTAACCCCCAGTACAACCTTCTCACCATCACAGACAACGGCAATCCTCAGACTCTTCTCTGGAGATCTAATAAAACTAACGCCCCTGAATGCCATGAAGCTGTTAGAAATTTGGCTTCTTTGGACTACTTGTGGTTCGTCAATAACATCCATCTGTACAACCCCACCACCGAGTCAGAAGCCCTAGACAGAGTCATTAAACAGATTAAAGGATAGTTAAGCATAATTTGATATGTTAAGTACTGAAACTAGGCTCAAACTGGAGGATATTGCAAACCGTATCGCCACTGGGCAGTCTGTGACCTTTGAAGAGAGAGCCTGGGCTTCTAAGTGGGGGAGACATAATAGATCTGCAGCTTCTATTTTGAGACGGGCGGAAAGAGAAGCTATTAACGGACCTGCCCATCCCGACAGCCTCGATGGGCTTTTACAGGGGCTGGACCTGGGGTCTCCTGACCCCCAAGACCATCTTGTCGGCCCTCAAAATCCTGATGATCTTGCCGATTTCTTTCATGCCCCAGACTGGACAAGACGGGACTAAGGGTGTATAATTAGAGGATGGGTGGTCCTGAAGGAATGGAGCTTCCTATTTCTTTTTATTAAGGAAGTGAGGGTTCAACTCCCTGCCCACCCCCTAGGGCGATTAGTTCAGAGGAAGAACGACTGCTTTACGCGCAGTATGTCGGGGGTTCGATTCCCTCATCGCCCATGTCATAATAAACCATGAAACACCTCATTGTCACAATCATGGAAAACCCAGGAGTGGTTGCACTCATGGGGACATTATTAATAGTTCCACCAATTTTCGGCATCCACCTCCTACACAACAAAAGTAACTCAAATGGACATCAAAGGGACTAGGAATGGCAAACTGCTTGCATTTCTTTTGGGGATGATGGTTGTTGGGATTAGCGTAGGGGTCCTTATGTTGTTGATCCTGTTTTTTACCCTGCTCATCCAAAGCCCACCAGTTTTTGGTTGGTTGGTGGCTTTCTTGGTTGCATCGGGTCTTGTGGGCAACATAATCTACAAACATTGGTAAGACGGGTTAAAGTTCATTACGTCGGGACTTAGCTCAGAGATAGAGCGCTAATTTTGGGAATTAGAAGTCACAGGTTTGATCCCTGTAGTCCCGATATGGGCATCCAGGTACTGGTGTAAGCCCCGCCCCCTCCATGCCTATCCTTGGAAGCACAAACAGGAGGGGTTGTCATTTATAGATCGGTATGAATCAAAACGAGTTAAAAGACCTAGTTAATCAAGGTAAAAGTATTAGAGAAATCTCAAAAGTTTTAGGAAAGAGCTATGCCTCTGTGAGGTACTGGCTAAAAAGACTGGTTTGTGTACTTGTAAAAAATTAAAAGGTAAGGCAAAACACAAAGGCGTATGCAGTAACTGCTTAAAGGGATTTGAATATTATTCATCCCACAGTACAGGTAAATATTGCTCTAACGCTTGTCAACAAAAGTTTCAAAAAGAGCAAAAATTAAAGAGTGGTTAATTCAGGGTAAAAGCTTAGGGTATAAAACAATTAGAGAGTACCTTTCCAGGGAAATGGGATATAATTGCTCTTGCTGCGGTATTGATAGTTGGAATAATAAGCCCATAACTCTAGAGGTTGACCACATCGATGGAAATTCCCTCAATAATAAAATAGAAAATTTAAGATTAATATGCCCGAATTGCCACTCTCAGACAGATACCTATAAGAGTAAGAATAAAGGAAATGGAAGACACCACAGGATGAAAAGGTATAAAGAAGGGAAAAGCTACTAAACTTAATTTCTGCCCTGTAAGCATTGTGGCGATGCACCAAACTTGTAATTTGGGGAGAACAGTTCGATTTCTGTTACAGGGCTTATAAAAGATAAGTTTAGAGATGTCGCAGGTTCAAATCCTGTCACCGGCTTTTGTTTAAAGTATAAAGAGTAGTGCTGGGGAGATGCCGCTGTTGAAATCAAATGATGTGCGTATGGCACTTCTTGAGGAAAAACTCAATGTCTATGAAGAGTTGTCCAGGGAGATGTTAGCTAAACTTGAGGTCGCAGTGGACAAAATCTCTGAGTCCATCCAGTCGATCTCCAAAATCACTATCCGCCATGAGGAAAGGATCGAAAAGTCACTAGAGTCCAGTGCGGCTATGCTTAAATTGATCGATACTGTGGAAGAGAAGAGACGGGAAGATAAGCATGAGTCAGACAACAAGGTAAAAGAACTGGAAGACAAGTTGGATTTAAGTGTCAAAGAAATAGATAAAAAGATTGACGAAATCTATAAGTTCAGATACACAGCAGTGGGAGCCCTCATCATAATTAGTTTAATTATCACAGTGGGTAGTAATATTCTCTCCAACATCCCACTCACAAGCTTTTTTAGTCAGACAAGGATTGAAGAAATTAGGAAATAGTGTGGTATAATGTAGACATGCCCCACTGGCGGAATTCGTAGACGCGACAGATTTAGGTTCTGTTTCCCTCGGGAGTCCCAGTTCAAGTCTGGGGTGGGGCATACTCCTTTTCGTAATATTCTCTTAAGACCATTCACTTTCATATGGTCTAACATTTCCCCAAGTCACATCAGAACTGATGTCAAAGTTTTGTATCATTGGAGACCTCCATGGGAGGACCAAGACATTGCAAAAGATCTTGAAGGATAGTGAGTCTAAGGGGGAGTATTATTACGTGTTTATTGGCGACTTGATACACCATAAGTCTTATTTTAAACGCACAAAAAAGTCCTCTCCCATCAAGATTCTGAGGTTTGTCAAACAACTCTCAGACCAAGGCAGAGCTACCCTTATCAGAGGAAATAATGAGCAGTATGTATTAGATGACATAAGTACACCTTTGAAACTGATTAAAAACGTCCAAGTCAGGTACACAATTGAGTGCTTAAGGAGGTTGTCTATGACGGAGTGCGACTCCATTATAAAATGGCTTAATGAAACACCACTTCATCTTGAACTTGAGAACCTTAGATTGGCCCATGCTTACTACCCCAAAGAAAATACAGATACACGCACCATATTGTCAGGCCCTGGGTACCCTTGGTTCAAAAGAGACCATCTATCAGACCACCTAGACCCTGATTTCACTTATCTGCTAGGTCATTACGGGTACCCGTTCATAAAACAAAATCTTAAAATAATCGACGCTACCCTGTTTGAAGGGGTGGGGGTGTACTACACTGATCTTGACGAGTTCATGGTGTACTACTGATGGCTTCATTAAAATACTATGTAATTCAGGGGACTGTGGATACATCAAATCCCCCACCAACAGTTGTTGGCTCTACTCTACCTACACCCTTAGTAGCCATGAGGCCCTTTAATTCCAAAAAGAATATCAGCTTCAGAGTCATCACTTACGACGTCGAATCTGCCATCAGGCTGGTCAAAGAAAGACACCCAGACATCTTTATAACGGCAGTGTCTTTAAAAGACAAGATTGACTGCATTGACCCCGCAGTCATTATGGAGGTCTTTGAGAAGAAGGAAGAATAGTTTATAGTCTTTAGCACCCATCAATAACCCCCAACTAATGCCAACTCCTCTCAACTCCCTTGGTTATGCCGTTTTATCCGACAGCTTGAGGAGGAAGGTATTTGGAGACCTGGACCTCCCCTCAGATGATCCCTACAAGGTCAATACTGTGATGGATGAGATGGAGAAATTTGGGGTTAAATTCCCTATAAAAAACCCCCCTTCCTTCTCCCAACTTCCAGAAGACTTTAACATCCCCCCTCTCAATGGCTTGACCATCTCAGATCACTTTAGAAATATCTCTAGAGAGCTTATGGGGGAGTATGAGGAGAGACTGAAAGGCTTTATGAAGCTCCCCATCCCCTCCCCACCACCACCTTCCGTCGTCCAGGAGTGCGTGGGCTGGGTCAAGTACGAGTGGCTGCCAAAAGGTAAATGGGGAGTGAAAAGAGTTAATAAAATTGAAGAGGATATTGCCATCTTTGACTGTGAGACCTTCGTAAAAGGGTCTGATTTTGGCCATCCCATTCTTGCCACAGTTGTCACATCCAAAGCTTATTACGTTTGGATGCATGAGTGTTTCGTAGATCCAACTCTCGATTATCAGCCTCAGTTGGTATCATTAGGCCGTGGGGGCATGGTGCTGATAGCCCATAACGTTGCCTTTGACCGTCAACGCACCCTAGAAGCCTATTCCCTTAACGACACTAATCAGTGGTTCGACACAATGTCGGCTCATGTCAATGTGAGCGGGTTGGGGTCAGAACAGAGGTTTTGGTTTACTGATCCTAAGAACAGATCTGTAAGTAGGGCACCTGCTTGGACTGATAGGGGCTGTCTAAACAATCTTGTTGATTGCTACAATTTCCACTGTAAGCCAACGGTGATGTTGGAGAAGAGTGATAAAGAGACGCGCAATGTGTTTGTGGTTGCTGAGTCGATGTCCGAAATGGTCTCGGGGGGTGATGAGTTGGTGCAGTATGCTCTTAGGGATGTTAAGTATACTTATGAGCTTTATTCTATTTTAGCGTGGAAGTACCTAGAGGCCAACCCCTCTCTGACCACTTTGTGCGGCCACTTCTCCATCTCCTCTGCCATACTTCCGGTGGTGGATAACTGGAGTGAGTGGGTCGAGGGGTGTGAAGAGAAGTGGGAGGAGGCTATTCATAAACAAAATGAGCTGTTGAATGAGATAGCTAAAGAGGTCTATGAGGATTGGAAGAAGGGGGAGCTGGAGGTAGAGTCTGACCCCTGGTTGTCCCAGCTGGATTGGAGCTTTAGTAGCTCTGTTACTAGTACTGGAAAGCCCAGATCGAAGTGGTATGGTATTCCTCTGTGGGTCAAGAAGGTTAGTGAGGTGGATCCCAAGACTAGGGAGGTAACGTTCACAGGGATTAGTACTAAGAACCTTCTCTCTCACATCCTTCTTAGATTGAAGTGGGGAGAGTCACCTCTGATTTATGTCAGGGAGAGGGGTTGGACTTATTTTGATAAAGAAAAGGGTGAAATGACTCAAGTCCCCCATCCTAAGAATGAGGGGAGTAATGTTGGTGGGGTGCTGAGTAAGGACTTTTTGCCTGAGTTTGAGACCGGAGTGCTTAATTCAGACCTCCCCCAAGCCAATGAGCTTATCAAATTGGCTATCAATGTGGCCTATTGGACCTCTGTAAGGTCCAGGGTCAAAGCTCAGTTAGTCCAGAAGATCCCTAATCCTCAGGTGGAGGGTGAGTTCAATCTTATTGTCCCGTCTGCAGTCCCCCACAATACCTCTACCAATAGAGCAGGGGAGAATTTGTGGTTGACAGTCCCTGATCCTAAGTACGATAAAATCGGCTCAGAGATTAAGACCAGGGTCCAAGCACCTCCAGGGTATGTCTTTGTTCAATCCGACTTTGATGCCCAAGAGGCTGTGATTGCTTCTATATTTGCCGACTCCTATCATAAAATAGCAGGTAGTACCCAACTCTCCCACTCCATCCTAGCTGGGACCAAAGAAGATGGGAGCGATATGCACTCCATGACTGCCAAGACCATTGGTATCTCTAGAGACGTGGCTAAGGGGTGTAATTATGCCATGTTGTATGGGTGTGGGGCTAAAACTCTAGCTAATACTATTCGTCGTGGCAATAAATCTATTTCTATGGAGACTGCTACTAGCATGGGAAGGTTGTTGATCAAAGCTAAGAAGGGGAGAAGGTCTGATAAAGATCAATATCTTATGGTAGAGGGGTCTGATTCTTATGCCTATAATGTGATGGCAAAGATCGCCAACTCCACCGTCCCAACCAACCCCCTAAGTGGGACAAAAATGTCCACTGCTTTCCGCCCCTTTGTTGTAGGGACTGATTTTTGGACCATGAGAAACAATTGGTGTATTCAGAGCACTGGTAGTGCCATGCTCCACGCATTTGTTACTGCTATGGCTTATCTAGGTAAGACTTACAATCTTAACTCTAAATTCTGCATGGCTGTTCATGACAGCGTTCTCTATATGTGCCCAGAATCTCAAGCTTTGGAAGTTGCAAAAATGTTTCAAGTGGCTCATGTGTGGTGCTGGAGCTGGTTGAGATATAACTTTGACATCTACGAGATGCCAACTGCAAATGCCTGGTTGTCTAGCGTTGAGGTAGATAGAATTTTCAGGAAATCTGCCCATTCTTCTACGTTAACAGTGTCCCAAGACGTTAAAGAATCTGATGGAAAGTCTTATACAATGGTGGACTTAGTTAAACTTTTCTGACCCCTCCCCCCCCAGGTGCTAGGATGGGGGTGTCCAACTCCTAAGACACATGGACCTTGAAGATTTGAGGGCACTGGAAGCTGAATTTAAGTCCCATGCCAAACGTCTCGTTGAAATCCACAATGAGATTAGACAGAAAGCTTGTGAGGAGGTGCCAGTTCAGAAGAGATTTTTCTTCTATTGTTCTTTGGTGGAGATCGAAATGAGCAAAGAAAATCTTGAGGAAAACAACCTAGACGCTGTCGAGATAACCCCTTCCTTTGTAAAGGACAAAATAGATGTTGCCATCCTGGATGAGACTCCAATGAACACTACACATTATGGGGGGTATTGCACTGAAGTAGCAGGGGGGTAAATTCTCCGCTTGACCCGCCCTCTGGGCGGGTTTTTTATAGGTCGTCCAATGTTGACTTGAGAAGGTATTGAATGGTGTTAATGTCTGTCAAAAATCCTTCAATAAGGTTGACAAACCCCAAATTACCCTTATCTTCGCATTTCTTATGAAGCTCGTCTAGCCCCTCCTTATACCCCATTGCCAGTCCCAAAAGGCTCGTCATAAGATCCCGAGGAGACTCCCAGTCAATCTCAGGAACATCATTGAAAACCTTCGCAGGGATCTCGATTCCACATCCCCTAGCCTGTTCAGCAAACCCGTCTTCGTGTTCGTCAAGAATCGTATAAATGCGCTCAAACATCCCGTGAAGCTGGAAGAAGAACATACCTGTAATGTTCCAATGAGCTAGGTGGGTTGCACCATTCAGAGCATGGTACCTGGTAAATGCGAATATGAAGTCTTCTTTCATTTTGATTTTGATTTGATAGGTTGAATTGAGGATGTGTCAGGGTCTTGGTTAGGCAAAACTGAGATAGCATTTGTCCAAAGACCCATGTCTACCTTGAGTTTGAACCAAGGTGGGGTATCTTGATTAGGGGGTGTAGACCTATAGCACTTCCATACTTTAAACAAATTACCGTTAGTAGCTTGAGACTCGTCTGCCACCTTCTCACCGCTGCTATTATATGTAATAGCCCTAAATGGAACGTAGGTGTAGGTTGCACTTCCATCCATTTCAGGGTTACATGTAACAGTAAGTATGTCTGACATGCTCTTCGGAAACCTGGGGTCATTGATGACGATGTACTCTTCGCTTTCAGTGTCAGTGAGTTTACGCCTCCAAACCGCGAGTCCAGTTTGATCCCCTTGGGGTGTCACCAATCCTGTACGTTTAGGAAGAAAGTCCCCAAGGTTCAAAGGATCAAAAGAAGCACAAGGTTGTGAGAAAAATCTCCCATCTGCCATCAACACATCAATAGAGTAGGTTTGTTCATAAATAAACTGAGAAGACTCAGCTGTCATCTGGACAAACTTTTCACTTCTGAGCTCAAATCCTGTCTGAATCTCGAGCCCTGGCACTTCAGGGATCCAACCAGTAATAGAGTCCGCAAGAAGGTCTAATATTGGTAGGGCGAAGGAGTGGCCTTCTCTTTGAGTTTGCTTTTGTACAATCGTCAAAGTGTATTGAAGGGATCTTTTCCTAACTGTCGGAATGCCCGCTCCCTCAAAAGGGTTAGAAGTGCTACCTGAAGTCCATGAGACGATGATCATCGTCTGCTCAGCTACCCTTCCAGAGGCGTCCAACTCCTCGGCAAGTCTTAGAACTACCGCGCTCTGACCGAGAGTAGAATGAACCCTTTTGTGAAGTTGGTTCTCAATCTCTAGTAACATGTGCTAATATAGAGAGTATCTATTTAACTTTCAACCAGATGGAGCCCAAGGACCCTGATGAAAAGGCATATTTAATGTTTCATTACGCCTTGGGACTGCCTCATTGCTTTGCCTCATCCACAATTTCGTACCTCCTTAAGGGGTGGAAAAATTTCTCCCCTGCTGCACAAAGTACTATGAAACTAAAGCTTCAATCCTTAATTGAGAAAGACGACCTTTTTAAATTAGAACAGGACGTGGTTCAAAGTTTTACTACAGAGAGGCGCAGGGACGATGGTCCCTTAGGAACCAGGCAGGCTGCCGGTGCGTGGAGAGGTTTCTACGATGCTATCTGTACTTACCAGGCCCCACCTGAAACATAGTCAATTAACTCCCACTTACCTGTGGTAAAATTATAAGCCAACATGTCCCCTGGCTGGGGGGATCGAGAGAAGTTGACGTTAGAAACATTCTCTAGCCTTCTTGTAGCCTCTAAGTAGATAATGTAGTCTCTGAGCTCCGCTAAAGTCTGTTTGTAGGGGGTCCCATCAGGAAAAACTGCCATCATTTGCCCCAGGTTTCCGAAAAATCCTGAGTTGTAATAGCAGTCTGCAGCATTCTCCGAGATGAGAGAAAAACCTCTGCCGTCAGATGGTCCTGGGTTAAAGGGATCGTACCCGTATGATTGATTTGACATAATTAGAAAGAGTCGGATTCTTGAAGGCCATCGTAAGAAGAGATGGTGGATTCATTATTAACTACGAGAGTATCCCCATCTTTGGCATATCTTGTTTCTTTTGCATCTTGGAAAGAAGAGAGGTCTCTAGTTGTTTCCAGAGCATCAAACAACTGATTGCCTTCCAAAACGGAGTTGGGAATAGCAGAAGGGTGGTCCATTCTCCCAGCTGGGTCTCTGTCATTACGCCCTCGAGTGGCACTGGCTGCCTCCAGACGAGGCGCAAAATTCCACCGACTATTCCCCCCTTCCCTGAGCACCCAACGGGCCATGGAGGGCTCTGTGAACGACCTTCCCCTTCTGTACGAAGACTGGGTCATGGCACATCCCGAGTTCCAGTACCTGTACGCCTCTTGCCATCTCAAGCCGCTAGAGGGGGATTGACGGGAGGCCCAGAGGTCCAACTGCTGCAGAGCATCTTTGGCGGCTTGGAGGACCTGCTGGCGGGGTCTCAGGGTGTCCAGATAGGACCGGGCTAAAATTGCCTGAGTTCTTCGGTACGATCCTGCGATCAGTAACTTCCCCTGAGGAGGAGCAGTGGTTAGGTAGTTATTGATGAGGATGGCAGCATCATTAAGAGCTACTTGGATTTTTTTATGATCAATACCATTAGCAGTTGGATCGTCTATATGTGATAACTCAACTGCTTCTTGATACCCGAAGATCTCAATAAAGTAGTCTACGGTTGCAGGAGTGCAGTTATTGGCTAGGCCAAAATCATCGGGATAGGGAGTATATGGCATCTCATGTCACTGCTATTTAGCTTTAAACTCCTCACTATTAAGCTATATGACAATCCGTAGAAGGGGTTAAAACGGAAGAGGGGGTTAATGTCGGTTGACGCCAGGGGAGGGGAGGGGACATAATGACTGCGTGGTCACCCACCTCCTTATGCCCGTCAAGCTCGGTTCAGCTCTCTACAAGTTCCTCAAAGATCAAGGGGTCTCCCCGGTACTGCCGGTCAAGCCTCCTAAAGAGGGTGGTCCTCGTACTAAGTCTCCCGCAAATTGGGTGCATAGTGTTCACGGGGAGTTTTTAAATGTCACTGCCACAGACCTAATTTCAATGTTCCCGCAGCTCAAATTAGACATCACTAACTTGTGCCGAGTTAGGAACGGGAAACAAGGGTCCCACAAGGGGTGGATGCTGAAGAAGGATCTCGCTATCGCCCCCCAGTCAAACAAAGTGACAAACATTGGCGAATATTCGGGAGATCTGATGAGACGCGGCGCCTGATCAGAGATGTAGTTGAATAGAGATAATACATAAAAAAGCCCAGCTCAGTGAGCTGGGCTTAATAGTATCAACCGAATAATGCTCAGGGGATAGCAAGAGCTCCGACAGGATTCTTGAAGATGAATCCAGAACCGCACTTACCAGTTTCACCCATGCCGACGAGTTCAAAAGAACGCTCAACAAGGATGTCTCCGGTGAACACTCTACGATCAACGTTAAAGCGTTCGGGGGTGGCGATAGGATAGCCGCTCAGGGTATAGGTGTACGCATAAGCAGGGTTTCCGTAGTTGGAGTCAAGAGCAGGCATGAAACCGTCAGTAGAAGCGCTGGGGTGGTAGAACAGAACAGCAATGTTGTTGTAGATGTTCTCCAGGGCTCCGGTTTCTTGGTTCAGCTTAAGGCGACGAGCGACGCGAATCTCGTCCAGACCAAAGATCTGAGCAAGGGTCTTCTCGTCAACCAGCACACCACGCTGCATGAAGTCACGGATTCTCTTGTTACGCTTCAGGGCGTTAAAGGCATCCGGTGAGATCACAAGCTTGTTAGGATAGATACCGATCTGTGAACGGACTTGTTCCTTAGCTTGGTCCATCAGGACTTCGATGTCAGAGGTGGGGGCAGTAAACTGATCCGCACCAGCGTTATAAGCAGCGAGGTCAAGAACGTTACCAGACTCATACTGGGCGTCATCGGTCACAACGGTGGCGACTTGGACTTCCCAGGATTGCATCAGACGGTTGGCAGCGTCCTTAGCAGCATATTGACGAAGGTCAATTTGAGCGGCTCCGTTCTTAGCCTCAGCAGCGACCTCTTCAGCAATCTCCCAGCTAATGGCTTCTTGACGAAGCGCAAAGCTACGAGTTCCGAATTGGTTCTGGATTTTCTGGATGTTAGTTCCAGGGGCGCGGAGGAAGTTCTGGGCAGCAAAGGCTTCTTTGCCGAACACCAGGGTACGACCAGCGCGAACATTCATTGAAACAGCAGGACCGAAGAAGGTTGCCACACCCTCAGCGTTTTTATATCCCTGGGCAAGTTGGGTAAGGATAGGATCAATAACCCTTACCTGATCTAAATTCATCATAATGAGTTACTCTTCTATCAGGCTCCAGCCTCGTTACCAAGCTTGACGCGAATGTATTGGCCGGGGCCATCATTGGTAATCGCATCAAGCGCTCTTCCGAGCACCTTCCAACCGCCGTCTTGAGCGATTGCTTTACCTTCTGCATCAGCGCAGACTTCGTCGTCTACAGCAAATTCAGCATTCTCGTTAACCTCAACAATCACAATACCAGTGGTAACTACGCTGAGGTACTTTTGGTATTTGAACACACCCGGCTTGAGAGGGGTGGTTGAGGGGTTGAGTTGACCTTCATAAACGAGAGTCGAACCGTCGTTTACTTGGTAACCTTTATCAGTCAGTTCTCCTGCACCGTAGACACGGTAGGTGGATACACCAGCGGCATAACCACCCTCTGCAGGGTAAGCTCCGTCACGTTTGACGAAGCGTCTTGCCTCGACACCATTTTCAAGAGCGCCACTATCAGTGATAGTGACAGTCTCAACATACTGGTGGTCAAAGGACATATAGCGCGGATCTTTGGCCATAATTTTCCTTATCAATCAGTTAGGATTGCTCTAAGAGCAGTTTCGTATGTAACCCCAGAATGCTGCTCTTGGTATTCCAGAGCTTTCGCATGAAGACCAGCAGTATTCGGGTCATATACATAGCCATCAACCGGGGGCTTGGGAGCCTTAGGCTTTTTGACGGCTGTTGCTTGGGGTGCAACTTCTTCAAAGCTGACCATTGAAGGCAGAGCTTCCAGGACCCCCTTGAAGAAGTCGTATTGAGAAGTCTTTCCAGCTTCGCTAAAATTGACCGTATTTTTAGCATTAAGAGTTTCCATGAAGCGCACAAGATCTCCCTGACGGACGACCTTGGGGGTAAGCTTCCCGGAGTTATAAACTCCTTCGCAGAATGAGGTGATTTCTGCCTCTCTCATTGCTTTCCGTTGGCGAGCAAGCTCTTCCTCCAGTTCAGCTACCCGAGCCTGGAGTTTATCCCGCCCACGACTCTTCACAGTTCTTTCACTGTGATTCAGAGTACCTGTAGCTGCTTCTGAGTAAGAATCATCCTCACTTCTCTTTCTACCAGGGAAGTCGTTTTCATCATCTTCCCCATCACTCTCACCATGTTCGGTACTCTCGCATGCTTTCTCTCCTTTAGGGCTCATGCCATTCACGTTTTTAGCTGAAGGTCTGGAAGCACCCTTAGGCTGCTCACCACCCCTTACAGTTTCAGCATGATCCTTATAATCATCTTCATCATCATCTTCATACTCACCATAATTATCCTCACCATCCTCGTCCTCTCTCTCATCATCATCCTCATCCTCCTCACCATATTCAGCCTCCTCTTCCATGAATTCTTCCACAGCCCCTCTAAACTCGTTGTAGCTCACACCCTCCATCATGGAGGTAGACTTGGTTTGTTGGTATAGTGCTTTGATAAGTTGTTCTTCGGTATACTTAGAGGCAAGCTCATTCACAGCTTGGTCATCTCCGCTAACATCCCCAGAGATGTCCTCGGATTCGACTCCACCGCCAGAGCCACCCATAGCCCCACCGCCAGAGCCCATGTCTCCACCGCCAGAGCCCATGTCTCCACCGCCAGAGCCACCCATAGCCCCACCGCCAGAGCCACCCATAGCCCCACCGCCAGAGCCCATGTCTCCACCGCCTGCACCTCCCATGGAGTCCGTAGACGATGAATCGTCACCAGGATCCCCA